AGGGAATAACGGCCAAAAAGGCCACGAACGGGCAAAAGCCCACGTGTACTTACGGACGTTAAACCAGCTGATTGTAAAGCCAGTAAGTGGAAACCAAGAGACGTCACACGACGCTTTCGAGGAACCACTTTCATATGCATTACTATCAGCCCTTCTAAACCATGCTTAGGTCGTCTAGGGGAAAATCTGCCCCGCCCTTTTTCGAGGGGTGAGCAGATAACACCTAGATCTCCAAGTAATGGTGGTACACGACAATCGGACCATGGACGTGGAGTATTCCTCACAAGGAGGAGCCACAACCTACGGAACCGGCCGTCGCAACCAAAACCATTGCAACGCATGGAACTATATAAGCGCAGAGCATTTCCTATCTGCACAGTATAGGGAAGGTGTGAGCTGGAATCTTTCTTTAAATAGAACGACCTCACGGAAGTTCCTTTAAAGTAGTCCTGTCCACATGATTCGAAAAAGTTTCCTGCCAGGAAACTTTTCCTTAAGTTCACTCTGAAGCCTAAGAACTCCAGAGTGTCGATAACTCGTTCAGAGTGGGAGCGGGGCACAATGATATCGTCGCCATAAACGGCGACGTTATGAAGTGAACCGCCGGTACACGCTAAAACCACGGACGCGAATAAAAGCGTCTCAAGTGGAAACGTGAACCCATTGCCCATGGACGAGTACTTCTCCAAGCTGTAATGAACACCCTCAACACAAGTTGAGGGCGATCTAGCAGTGTCGAGAAGCTCAACCCACCGAGGTGGGAGGAGGCGTGCTACTGTATGGTAAGCGATTGAATCGCTTGCCGCGGATAGGTCAATTGTTGACAAATCCCAGTGGTACGCCTTCTTAGCAAGAAACTGATTACGCTTCTGGCTATTGAGATCGAACCCTCGACGTTTTAGACGCTTCGCAATGACTGTGCCGATACCTAGCTGAAGAAAAACATTCAGCGTCGGTTCAACACAGATACCGCGATTTGTCAGCGACGTCTTGGGTACCGAAGTGAACTTATTCCCCTCGACTATTACAGGCTCGGCTTGGTGTTCCCACCAAGCTTCACCTAAAATAGAACGATAGTAGGGAATAAGGTTGCAGGTAAGACGCATAGGTGCGTCAAATTTATCGGAAGTAACACTTCCTACTCCCGTCACACCGACTGTCGACCCGGGACCAAAACGCATCGAATCTTCAATTTCTTGAAGATCTGATAGCGTTAAGGGACCGAGTATGTCGTGAATGATTGCTCTGGCTTTCTCAACTAAGGGTGGTAAACCCCCAGTCGGGATCGCTTCAAGTTTATCATTTATAACACGACAGGCGACCTCTGAGTCGAAAAACGACTTTAAGGCAACACCGTGTTTATCAACATCCGAAGGCAAGTTCTGAGATTTTCGCAATAGATCAGTGCATAAACAATCGTCCGCAAATGCGGAGGGATCGTTATAGTGCAAAGGATCAATCGCTAACTCAGCTAGCTGTGTGAACTCCTCGTATTTTACGAGGAGCCACACAGTAAGAGCTCGAGGGGTGTCAATGATAACACACACGGATTGTGTGACTGTAAGTTCCAACGCAAGGTTGGAACTAACATCTACGACTAAATCGTTAGACATAGCAACTCCATTGGTGAATAAGACTACGGGATGTAGTCTTTCGTTTACTTCGGAGGAAGGTGTTTCAGGACACAGTCCAGAACACGTTTTATCCACCGAAGTATCATCATTATCGTACTGGACACAACGTTAATACATTGGGTCCAACGATGAGATATACCCGTTGACGATAGTGTCGGCTATGAGGTTGCTTACAAAAGCAGCCAAGTCAGCACGATCGTCAGAGGTAAACTCATCGGGGATAATGATGTCACCAGTGAAGCGGCCCGTCCCTACGAGAGTCATATAGGGAGAGGCACCGCTCTGTGATTGCACGGTCGTAGTCTTGGGAAGAGCCAACGTGAACTTAACTCGATGCGTAGGTCGTTTGACCGTCGCAGGCGAGTAAGACAACGTGACTTTCTTATCCTCGATCGCGGCCCCGGTTTCACCCGGAGCTACAAGAACGGTGGTTGATGCGCCTGACTCCCGAACGCCAAATACATGGCTAACGGGTGTAGACTGACCATCATCGAGTGTAATACTCTGCGCTGTAGGCATAAGTATGTCTCCTTATGTAGCAGAAGCTACTGTTAAGATCGTAAAACGATCAAATAAGATCACTTACGTGATCTAAGGACTGCTAACAGTGATAAATCGTTAACAACCGCTTTAAGCGATCGTGACGGTTTATATGTTGGCAATGGTGGGATGGAAATATCCTGAAACCAGGCCCGGCGATAATCGCGATAGCGATAAATAGCTGGGGTCATGACATCGAAGCCTTGCGGCTTATATGTCGAGACATATTCATGTTTCGTGGATACAGTACCTGACAGAGCTTGAACCCCTTGTAAAGCATCAAGGGAGGACAACCAATCGCCAATCGAAAATGCTTGGTCCACAATGAATGAGAAGGGAATTGCTTCCCAAGCCCATTCAGCAGGGTTACCAAGTTCAATACCACCGCTTTCACCTGGTGTGTATTGAACATAAGCAACCGCATGCTTCGTGGTTTTCCAAGAATAATCGAGTTCGGTCGATGTCTCGGCTTTCTTTTCCGAGACATTTACCACATAGCGATGGGTGAGCGGACGGTTGGTGCGGTCGATTAGAGCGTGGGTAGCGTCAATGACATCAGTCATTGTCGGAACCACACTATAGTTGTAAGTGAGCACAGCGGCTGGTATATTTACCAGATGGCCGTACTCACGAATCAACTTATCTAATTTACCTCGCCGAGCGTCACGGTAAATTTGCACGGCTGCGGCGATTAATCGCCGCGTCTCCGAGCAAGTAGTACCAAACTCAGCTCCAAAACTGGCCATATTGACCTTTGCGCCTTTGATTTTTAATCGCATGCGCAGAGTCCAATCAGGGTCAGGAAAGGTACCTTGTATTATCGTACTCGGTGGAGAAATCGAAACTTTCCGATAGTGATGAACTTGGGATGTAATCCCAGTCTCATTGCACGTAAAGGTAAGGACGACGTCATCCACTGTCTCCCCTCGGCCAAACACCGTTTCGGACGTCGACTGAACGTCGACGCCTGTAGGCGATGATATGAGGCTTTGGGGACGGATACGATGATCCACTTCGTTATCCACTTTCACCTTACGGATAGTGGGTAAGTCAGATGACTCGGAGAAATCACAAACGGAAGCGTACGAGGGACAACACTCAGGTGTTGTCCAATAACGTTCGACGACTGTATTGCGATGCTCGGTTTCATCTGTAAAAATCTTACCCATAGTTCTACCCTCATTCAAAAGTGGATGGGGCGTCATAAAGACACAGAACCACTTG